AGCACGTTTTTCAGCTTGCTGCGCGTCATTACCCGCGCTTGGTCGGCATAAACAGAATTAGCCCGCTGCCATTGCGCGAAGTCACGAGGATTTAAATTAGCCTGCGCGAATGTCTCCATATCCCTTGTCATTCCCGCATACACATCTTGAAGCAATGACTTAGCTCGTGATGTTAATTGGCTGCGGTCTGCGTTGTCGGTGGAGTCCACAATTTCCCTAAACGCAGTGCGGTTTTCTTTTAGCGTTGTGAATGTCTGCGGCGTTCCCAGAGCGCCAATAAGTTGGTCTAGGTCGTCGGCAGCATTAGCAGAAGGAATCACGCCGGGTTTTAACAGCTCTTGCCTTGCGGTGTTAATCGCCGGAACGGTGTTAGCAAGGTTGACGTTGCCCTGTGCATCAAGACGCGCACCTGTCCTTTGCAATACATTCCCTGCTGCGTTTTTAATTCTGTCTCTTTGCGCTCTAAGCCTGGCAACAATCGCGTCATAGCTGTATTCGCCATAACGATTAGCCACCCTGTCAACCGCTTCAATCCGCATTTGCTGCTGCGCTTGGCGAACGGGTGCAGTTCCGGCTACGGGGATTTTCTCCGCTGTTTGCTGTGCAATCCTGCCGGGGAAGGTTGTGGGCGGCATAACGTCAGACGTAAGCATGGGAATGCCAGCCGCTCGCCCTTGGTCGATTAGTTCCGCTTCTGCTGCCGGAATAGACCCACGCTGTACCCGTGACGCGGCAGATTGGATGCCAAGGAATGGAGCCGCCGCCAATGGTACCAGCACAGAGCCTACAAGCCGCCCTCGCTCGCCGTCCATTGATTCACCTACTGCGCCACCGGCACCCGACAAACGGCCCGCTATGGCGTCCTGCGCGGCTGTGGTGCGAGCCATCTCGCGGAGCACACCGGCACCAGTTGATTCGCCTGCGAACGCGGCAGGAAGCCGTGCAGCGGCCATTCGCAAGCCTTGACCAACAGCCACAGCACCTGGCAAGACTTCACCGGCAGCGGCCACCGCGTCACGGGCGGCCACTACCATCGGGGTGCCATCGACCCCAGCGGCATCGGCGGCGGTGCGCTCGGCGGTCGACTCCGCGGCCCGGCGCTGGGCGTCCCCGAGGGCATCGAGGGCCTCGGCCTCACGGAGGGCGGCCTCACGGGCGGCGAACGGGTCATCGGACGGCTTCGTGGCCAGCTCCGCCCGGGCGGCCACCGCCTTGTCGTAGGCGAGCTGGGCGCGCTCCACCGAGCGGTTGTTGTCGTCCTGCGCCTCGGCCAGATCCTTGAGGTACTGGGCACCGTCGACCAGCGCCTGGTTGAGGCCCTCCTGGGCGACCCTGCTCGCCTCGGCGGCGGCCACCGTGCCCTCCTGGGCATCAGCGACCCGCTCGGCGGCCTGCACCATGGCCTCAGCGGTCGGCTGGGCGTCGGCCCACGCCTGGGCGAGCGCCTCCTGGGCGTCGACCTCGACCTCGGCGAGCGACTCACGGGCATCAGCCTGCGCCGCCGCGGCCGAAGCCACCTGGTCGGCGGCCTGCTGGACGGCCTCGGCGTGCTGGGTGATGGCCTGGGCGTTCTGGCGGGAGGTCTCGGCGTTGCGCTCCTGCACGTCGGCCGCTTCACGCTGGTGGGCGGTGAGCGCCTGCGTGGACTGGTCGTAAGCCTGGTTGGCCTCGAAGACCCCGAGCGCCCGCTGGGTGTAGGCGGCGGCGGCCTGCTCGGCGAAGTCGATGCCGGCGCCCAGCCCCCGGAAGGCGTTGGCCCCGGAGGTGCCGAGGTCGGCCCACGCGGTGGCGGTGCGGCGGGCAGCGGCCTCGGCGCGCCCCTGGGCCTTGGTGTGGCCGTCGAGCGCCTGGGTGAGGGTGATGGTCTCACCGGTGAGCGGGTCGATCGTGAGGCCCAGCTCGTCGTTCGCTCGGCGCTGGGCCTCCGTCGACACGCGGGCGCCGTCGAGCGTGCCCTGCAGATCCCGGAAGGCGGCGGCCAGCGCCTGACCCTTCGCGCTGTCCATGCCGCCGGCGGCAGCGATGGCCGCCTGGGCGTACGCGTTCCACTCATCCCCGCCGGCCACCAGCGCGGCGTTGAGCTCGCCGACGTTGACGCCGGTCTCCTGGAACAGGCCAGAGGTCACGCCAAGCGAGTCGGGCAGGGTGGAGCTGGCGAAGACCGACTCCACAGTGGCGCCCGTGCGCAGCACCTCCTCGGACACGCCGGAGATCGCCGCCTGCAGCTCCGCCGCCCGCTTGGCGGCCTTGGCCTGCTCGTCCTGCCAGGCGTAGAGGATCGACCCGAGGCCGACCAGGGCGAACCCGGCGGCACCGGCGCCCACCGAGATGCCGCTGATGGCCTGGGTGAGTCGGCCGCCGGGTCCGACGGCGCCCGACATCGACGACTTGAGCGCCTCGGTGGCGGCCTGGGTCTTCGTGATGCCACGGGTGGCGGCCACCCCATCGAGGCCCTCGGAGAGCGTGCGCCACTTCGAGAGCACCGTGGTGGCGGCGCCCGACACCTTGTCGCCCCATCGGGACCAGGCCACGGCACCGAGGCCGGCCAGCACCACGGTCTGCTGCACCGGGCCGGGCAGGCCGTCGAGTGTGGTGGCGAAGGTCTCGGCGGCGCCGGAGGCCAGCTCCATGGCGGGGGCGAAGACGCTGCCGGCGGCCTCGGCGGTGTTGCCGAGCGCCACCTTCATGCGGGCGGACGAGGTCACCGCAGCCTCGGCCTGGCCACCGAACTGGGTCTCCAGCTCGGCCAGGATCATCTTCTGGGCGGAGGCCTTGTCGCCGGCCTCGACGAAGTTGCGGATCTGCTCCTTCTGGCCCGCCGAGAACGAGACGCCGGCCCGGGTCAGCGCGGTGATGCCCTTGAGCGGATCCTCGAGGGCCTTGCCCACCTGCATCGACGCCGACTGCAGGTCGGTGCCGAGCGCGGCCGACAGGTTGAGCGCCGCCTCGAGGGCGCCCTCGAAGGTCTCCTGGCCCTGGATCGACTTGAAGGTGCGGAGCACGTTGGCCCCGCCCGCCACCACCTCGTCGTCGACGGCCGCCAGCTTCGACAGCGAGGCCACCATCTGGTCCTGCTGGCCGGCGGTCACCTGGGCGGCGTTGCCCGTCGACTTGATGACGGCCTCGGTCTTGCGGGCGGTGGCCTCGGCGTCCTCGAACTCGGACACGGCGAAGCCGATGCCGGCGGCGAGGGCCACCCCACCGAGTTCCGACTTGAAGGTGCTGCCGGTCTTCTTGGCCTGGGCCTCGGTCGAGCCGAGGGCGCCGTTCAGCTCGGCGATCCCCTTGCGGGCGGCGGCCGTGTCGGAGGTGAAGACGACTGCGAGCTTCTTCTCAGCCACGGGCACTCCACCTCCTCGCTGCGATCACGTCCATGAACTGGTGGAGCTCGGGCTCGGAGAGCCGCTCGATCTCCCAGGGTCTGATGCCAAGGGCGGCCAGCTCGACGACATCGCCGAGCAGGACCGCCCTCAGAGTTGGGGGTCCGAGAGGTCCAGATCCTCGGGCGGCACGATGCGCGACGAGACCTCGGCGATCGTGAGGTCATCGGGCCACGTCGCCTGGTGGACCACCCACAGCAGCTTCTTGTTGCCGGCCGCCCGTCGGGCCAGCCACACCAGCACGGCCACCGTGGTGATGTCGGGCTCGACGCCGGTCTCGCCGGTCACGTCGTGCCACGGGATGCGGGCCTGGGCGCGGACCTGGGCCTTCTCGGCCAGCGGCACCGAGCGCCACGCCAGGTGGTAGGTCTCGCCACGGAAGGTGATCTCCAGGATCTCCTTCGACCGGTCCACCGCCTTCGCCTGTTCCTCCGCCCCACCGGGGAGCGGGCGCGGGGCGGTGGCCTTCTTGGGCTTGGTCATGATCCTCCGTCGGGGAACGCTCGGCCGGCCAGGTCGTCGATCAGCCGGCGCATCCGCGCCTCGATCTCGACGTACCGGCGGGCGATGGTCTCGTTGATGGCGTAGGGCCCCTCACCGGACACGCCCACGTCCCACGACGTGCCGATCCAGTTGCCCTGCGAGTTGCGGCCCCAGAACGCCGGGTTGGCCCGGGCCTTGCCCTTGGGGGTGCGCTGGCCGGCCACCTCGACGCGGGCCTGGGTCTGGGTGGCCCGGCCGAAGAGGGCGTCGGCGAAGTGGGCCTGCTGGCCGCCCATGGCCGCCGCCGCCGCCCGAGACCAGCCCGTCACGTCGCGGGCGATGTCTCGGTTGGCGGCGGTCAACTCCTTGAGCCAGGGGCGAGCGTCCTCCAGCCTCTTGAGCTCCTTGCGGAGCTCCCGGAGGCCGTCGATGCGGACTTCGCCGCTGGCCACCGATCAGGCGACCGTGGAGTCGCCGTTCACCAGCACGGCGGTGATGGCCGCGGCGTCGGTGGAGCCGAGGCTCTTGTAGCCCAGCGACTGGCCCACGATGCCCGTGCCGCCGACCTGCGGGGTCTGACCGGGCTCGTAGCGGGAGTTCTGGGTGATGGTCAGCGAGTAGGTGCCGACCGTGAACCCGAGCACCAGGGCAAACGTGTCGCCGGCCAGGTAGCGGTTGTACTGGGTGAGGTCGTCGAAGTCGACATCGAGCGAACCGGTGTAGGCACGCAGGGCGGCCTCCTTCGGGGCGGCGATGTTCTTGCTGCCGATGTAGCGGCGGTCCGTGGCCAGCCCGTTGTCGCCGGCGACGGTGGCCGACTTCACGTTGACCGCCGAGCCACCGATGAGCACGTGGCCGTGGTTGAACTTCACCGGCTTGGCGCCCGAGGCGTAGGAGGCCGAGGCCAGCGCCTTGCCCACCACGAGGGCAACGCCAGTGCCGTCGGCCGTGGCCGCCGCGCTGATCTCCACCGAGGTGCTGGAGTTGATGGTGACGATCGTGGCCCCGGCGGGGATGCCGGTGCCCGAGATCGACTTGCCGACGTCGGCCGCCGTGAAGGCGCCGCCCGCGCTGGTCACCGTGGCGTCGGCGTTCGTGGTCACGCCGTCGGCCAGGGCACGGGAGCCGGTCTCGGAGCCCATGCAGGCGAAGGTGAGCCCGAGCGAGGCGATGGCACCCTGCGCCACGGCGATCTCCCACGAGGTGACGAAGCTGCCGGCGAAGGTCATCGGGTGGACGGTGCCGGCGAGGTCCGGCACGCCCTTCTGCACCGTGAGCGAGTTGTCGGTGAGGTCGGCCGGGGTGAACGTGTGGGTGTACGGACCGGAGCCGGTCGTCGACACGCCGCCGAACATCGCCTTGAACAGCGAGCCGATGCCGCGGTCGTAGAGGTCGTGCTGCACGCCGCCACCGACCGTGGCGTTGCCGCCGTTCCACATATCGTCGTCGAGCACGCGCCGGCCGGCGATGATGCCCTCGGACTCCAGGCGCTCGCGGTCGTCGGTGAGGGTCTCGCTGCGGAGCGGGACGAAGATGGTGGGGGTGACCACCGTGCCGGGCGTCGACTCGACGCCGTAGCCGATCTGTGCGGCCAGGCCGCTTCCGAGTGCCATGGGTCAGGGCTCCTTCGTTGCGGCCGGGGCGGCCTTCTTGGTGGTGCTGGTGGGGGACTTCTCGGGGACCGCCTGCCATCCCTGGTCGATGAGCTGCGGGGCAGCCTCGTCGGGGACGTCGGCGGAGCCGCCACGCTTGACCGTGAGGCCGAGCGACGGGATGGACACGGCCTCGAGCGGGCCGGGGTAGGTGAGCTTGGCCATGGGAGGCTCCTCAGTTGGGGGAGATGCGGGAGTGGATGCGGACGACGGTGAGGCCGTGGCCGATGGGGCCGTCGGTGGTGTTCGCCACGAGCTGCTTGCGCTCGGTGATCTCGGCCGACACCACGCCGTCGAGGTCGCCGAGGGTGTGGTCGCCGGTGACGATGGCGTGGATGCCGGCGTCGATCTCGCAGGCCCGGAGCATGGCGGCGTCGATGGTCTGGCGGTTGGCCACGCGGATCACCCAGCGCAGCTCGAAGATGTCGTCCTGGTCGAGGGGGCCGGCCATCATGTTCGGCTCGGTGATCTCGGCGGTGTCGATCTCGTCGAGGTACAGGTACTCGGCGCCCTTCACCTTGAGCTCGCCTGGGAACCCGACCTCCACCTGGCAGCCGTCGAGCTCGGCGCGCCCGGCGAACAGGTCGGCGATGTGCTTCGCAGCGGTCCAGCGGATCGGAGCGTCGGCCATCAGAAGACCGAGACCCGGTAGTCGGGCAGGGTGTTCAGGAGGCGGTCGACCTCGAGCCAGCCGGTCGGGCGGCCACCGTCCCAGTCGGGCGTCGAGTAGCGGGTGGTGCCGGCGTCGGTCGCCTCCGACAGGGTGTTGCGGGAGACGCCTGCAGCCCGGGAGCGGGCCACGCAGAGCACGTACTCGGTGCACGCGTCCAGCAGGGCGGCCGGCTGCGACGTGAGGCCGTGCCGGAAGGCCGAGGTGGCCCGGCCGTGCCAGCAGAGGTGCAGGCGCCCCTCCGCCTCGTCCAGCTTGTCGACGGTGAGCGCCCGACCGATGGTGACCACCACGTTGCTGGCCGTCGCCGTGGTGGCCTGCGAGAGGACCACGGTGGTGCCGTTGGTGACGGTCGAGATGGTGGTGCCGGCCACGATGCCCTCGCCGATGACCATGCTGCCCACGTCGGCCGACGTGAACGCGGCCGAGGCCGAGGTGAGCGCCGTCGACGTGGCCGTAGCGGCGTCAGCCACCCGGCGGGCGTTGTCGGCGTCCACCGCGTAGGCGTCCTGCACGAACGGGAACGGCAGCTCGAGCACACCACGGCGCGAGGTGCAGGCGGTCCAGATGCCGTAGCGGGTGGTCGGGGCCACGCCGCGGTAGCGGGTGGCGATGTCGTCGAAGGCTGCGATGTGGCCGTCGATCACCGTCGCCGTGAAGTCGTTGAGGCGGGTGTCCCGCTCGACGGCAGCGGCGGCGGTGAGGATGGCGGCCACGGGTCAGGCCTTGGCCTTGCGGGTGGTCGTGCGCTTCTCGCCGGGGGCGGCGGTCGCCTGCTCCACCACCGGGGCGGGGTCGGCCTCGATCAGCTCGAAGTAGCCGGGGTTCGACACCACCAGCGGATCGGTGCCGGGGAGGTGGGAGCCAGCGGGGACCACGCGGGTGGAGGTCGCCATGCCGCACTTGGCGCGATAGGTAGCCACAGGATCAGACCTCAAGGGGTAGAGGGAACGAAGAGCGGGTGCGGAGTGGACGGCCCGCGCAGGAGGCCGCGGGCCGTCCACTACTCGCCGGGGTGGACTACGCCGCGGTGGGGTTGTCCAGGAGGGTGAAGGCGGCGTCGTTCACCGAGTCGCCGCCGACCCGCCACCAGGCGAGCAGGCCGCGCTGGCCGGTGAGCTTGCCGTCACCGTCCACCACGTGCTGGATCGTCTCCACCGACATGCCGATGCGATCGGCGATGACGTAGTTGCGGAAGTCACCGAGCACGGCGATGTAGTTGTTGGCGGTGGCCGCCACGTCCCACGCGCCGTCCATGGCGGACGCCTCGTAGGCGTTGTAGCCGAGCAGCTGCGAGGGCATCCCCGCGCCGATCCGCTCCCACAGGCCGGCACCGCCGGCGGTGTCGAACTGGCGCACCTTGTTGTAGATGGCCTTGTTCGCCACCCACGAGGCGTTCGGGCGGAAGCGAGGACCGAGGGCCTCCTCCATGGCGTAGAGGTCGACGGCGGCGAACACGCCCTCGGAACCGGCCACGTTGATCTCCGAGGACCCGCCGGCGAGGGCGGTCACGATGCCGAAGGGCTCCGTGGAGCCGTCACCGGCGCCCACGGCGAACTTGGTGGCCTCGAGGGTGTCCTTGGCGTCCTGGAGGATCATGAGCATGTCCGACGTGAAGCCGGGGTAGTCCTGGCCGATCTCGAAGGAGTAGTTGATCTGCGCCTTCGCCTTGTGGGCGGTCACCGTGGGCTGCGCCAGGGTGGGCGACCCCTCGGTGATGGCCGCGGCCTCGGCGCCGAACGAGGCGGTGACCCCGGCGGTGCTGACGCCCTTCCAGGTGCCGGTGGTGATCGGCACGACGCGGCTGATCTGGCGGAACGGGTTGGCCGAACCGTCAGAGGTCAGGATGAGCGTCGGGTCGATGATGACCGGCACGGCGTAGCCGCCGGCGTTGCTGGTGAGGCTGGCGGCGCGGGACAGGGCCTCGCGCTCGCCGGCGTCCAGCGAGATGCCGGACGGGTCAGCGATGATCTTGCCGAACGCCCGCTCGTACTCCGGGGAGGCGGTGGCGAGCACGCGCACGGCGGCCTCGGTGGGGAGGCTGCGGACGAGCTCTTCGGCCCGCTCGCGGTGGCCGTCCTTGGCGAACGCGCCGGCCTCGATGGCGCGCATGGCCTGGCTGCGGGTGGCCGTGCCGTCGAGGGGACGGAGGTCCGACAGGTCGAACGGGTTGTCCCGCACGATCACGTTGGGGGCACCGAAGGTGGCGCCGGCCTCGACGTGCTCGGGGGCCTGGGCGAGACGGGCCACGGTGTTGTGGCGCTCGATGAGGGTGTCGCACTCGGCGACGAAGGCCTGGCCGGCCTTGAACCGGGTGTCCTCGTCCTCGTTCAGCGAACGGGTCTCGGCCTCGGCGTTGATGGCACGCAGGCAATCGAGCACGTAGGCCCGATCAGCGCGCAGCTTCTCGATGGGGGTCATGGCGTTTCTCCAAGGGTCAGGAGGGAGAGCACGCGGTCGCGTGCCTCGCGTGACATGCCGGAGTGCTGGGCGGCTCCGTCATCTGGGGCGGCGGCTTCGTCCGAAGTGCCAGCGGGGGCGGCTTCGTCGGGAGTGCCGAGAACAAGGGCCCGCGCCAGGTGGCGGCGGAACTCGGGGTCGGAGAGCTGGTCGATGACCGACCGCACCCCGACGGAGGTGGACTCGTAGGCCGGGAACACGACGGGGCCGACCTCGTAGAGCTTGACCTCGGTCACGGTGCGGACCGGGGTGTCGCCGGACTCGTCGATGGCTTCCTTCACGACCTGGAACCGGAACGACATGCCGTCGATCGCGCCGGAGGCGATGGCGTCACGGACCGGCTGCGTCATCCAGTTGTCGTGGAGGCGGGCGCGCACGAACAGGCCATGCGAGTCCTCGCGGATCACGTCGACCGCACCGATCGGCACCGACCCGAGCACGGGGTGGTGGCCGTGGTCGAACTGGATGACCGGCGTGCGCTCCTTGAGCGTCTTGGCGAACGCACCACGGGCGATGACCTCATCGAAAGTGCCCTCCCATGAGTCGATGCGGGTGGGCGTGTCGAACACGGCGCCGTAACCCTCGAGGGTGAGGCCGTCGCCTTCGCCGGATGCGGCCC